TCGCGAAGGCACTCACGTCCACAGCACAGCTGGTGCGCGCTGCCGAGTACCACGAGATGGTCGACGTGTTCGATCGTCCCACGCCGTACACGCTGAACAGCCTCTACGTCCAGCCTGCCACCAAGCAAACGCAGACGGCGAAGGTGTGGCTCAAGGAAGAGGGCGGCAAGCGCGGCACCCCAGCAGCGGCATACCTGTCACCCGACATCCAAGGTGGCGAGCGAACGCTCAAGCCGTTCGAGCTCGCATTGCGCACCGCCGGCGTGCTGCCGTCCAACATGTTCGCTGTGCCGGGCTCGGGCGCGACCATCGACGCGTACGGGAACATGAGCCGTGGCCAGATTGTGGCCATCCTGTCCTACTTCCGCGCGTTTCCGGAAGCGGGCTACACGGCCAACATCACCGACAAGAAGCGGGCTTCGCTCAAGCGTGGCAGCAAGAAGCGGCTCGGCTTCGAGTACTTCGTGGGCCGGCCAGGCGACGGCAAGCTGCCTCTGGGTGTATGGCAGCGCACGCGCTTCGCCAGCGGGACGGCGATCAAGCCGATCCTGATCTTCGTCGATGCGACGCTCTATCACGCGATCTATGACTTCGCCTTCGTCGCCGAGACGACGGTCGATCGTGAGTTTCCGAGCCAGTTCCGCGACGCGCTCGTCGGCGCGATCGCCACCGCGCGATGAACCGCATCGGTCGAGCCGCGAAAGAGCGTGGGTCCTTCCGAGCCAAGCCGCTCACGGGTAATTCGAACCACGTTCGCTCGCTAGTCACGAGCGCTCTCTAGGGGGGTTGTCGAATGCAGCCCCTCGATCTCAGCCAGCCGATCACCCAGGAGCGGTTCGGCCTCCTCGTCGGCGTGACCCAGCAGGCCGTGAGCGACATGGTTGCACGTGGAACGCTGAAACCCGACGGCAGCACGCACGCGTGGCTGCTCGCGTACACGGCAAACCTGCGCGAGCAGGCGGCGGGCCGCGCGACGACCGGCGACCTCGAGCTCGCCACCGAGCGCGCGCGCCTGGCGAAAGAGCAGGCCGACCGCATCGCGATGCAAAACGCCGTGCAGCGACGCGAGCTCGCGCCTGTTGGCATGCTCGAGTCGGCTCTCGCCTCGGTGTCGCGGCAGATCGCCGGCGCGCTCGAGGCAATCCCGATCCATCTCAAAAGGCAGAACCCGGACGTCGCGAGCGAGGTGCTCGAGCTCGTGACGAACGAAATCGCGCGCGCCCGCAACATCGCGGCCGCGATCCAACTCGACCAACCCGCCAACGAAGATGCTGCTGGAGATCAACCGGGCGATTCGCCGCGGCTTGAAGCCGCTTGAGATCGCCGAGCTGCTCCGCCTTTCGCAGTGGGCGGAGCGGCATTTCTATCTGTCGGCCGAGTCTTCGTACGTCGAGCAGAAGTGGACGGCGTACCCGTACCAGGTCGCGATCATGGATTGCATGTCGAACGACGACATCCAGGAGGTCGACGTTCGGAAGTCGGCGCGAGTCGGGTACACGAAGATGATGCTCGCCGGCATCGGCTACTTCACCCAGCACAAGCGCCGCAACCAGGGCGTCTGGCAGCCGACCGACGAGGACTCGGACGAGTTCGTGAAGACGGATCTCGAGCCGATGCTGCGCGACGTCCCCGTGATGCAGGAGGTGTTCCCGTCCTTCCTGCAGCGCCACCGCAACAACACGCTGCGCCAGAAGGTGTTCCTCGGCACGATCCTGCACCTGCGAGGCGGAAAGGCCGCGAAGAACTACCGCCGCCTGACGATCGACATCGGCTGGGGCGACGAGATCGACGGCTTCGACCATGACGTGGAGAAGGAAGGCAACCCGCCGGCTCTGATCCGCAAGCGCGTCGAGGGGGCGACGTTCCCGAAGGTGATTTTCGGTTCGACGCCGAAGCTCAAAGGCCTGTCGCTGATCGAGGCGCGCGAGAAGGACGCGGCGCAGCGCTTCAGCTTCAAGATCCCGTGCCCGCACTGCGACCATGTGCAGCCGCTGCGCTGGGGCGGGAAGGACAAGCCGTACGGCCTCAAGTGGCAGCCCGCCAAGCCCGAGACCGTCGCGCACCTGTGCGAGGCCTGCGGCACGCTCTTCTCGCAGCCGGAGTACTCGAGCGTGTGGCACGAGGGCCGCTGGATCGCCGAGGACGGCACCTCGATCGACGGCGAAGGGCGCTTCCGCGCGGCATCGGGAGAGGTCGTGCCGGCGCCGCGCTCGGTGGCGTTCAACGTCTGGACCGCGTACAGCCCGCAGACGACCTGGGAGCAGATCGTCCGCGAGTTCCTGTCGGCGCTGAAGAAGGCGGAGGCCGGCGACACCGCGGAGCTCAAGACGTTCGTCAACCTCACGCTCGGCGAGAGCTGGGAGGAGGAGGTCGAAAAGACCGAGGGCCACGAGCTCGCGGCGCGCGCCGAGTCGTACCGGCTGCGCATCGTGCCGCTCGGCGGCCTGGTGCTCGTCGCCGGCGTCGACGTCCAGGACAACCGCTTCGAGGTCGTCGTGTGGGCGCTCGGCCGCGGCGAAGAGATGTGGCCGATCGACTACGTGGTGCTCGAGGCGAATCCGGCCGACGAGCGCGACTGGCTCAAGCTCGACGCGTACCTGCAGACCACGTTCGAGCACCAGGCCGGCGGCAAGCTGCGCATCGAGGCCATCGGTGTCGACACCGGCGGCCACTTCACTCACCAGGCCTACAACTTCTGCCGCCAGCGCGTGCGCCGCCGCATCTACGCGGTGAAGGGCGAGACGAAGTACGGCCAGCCGGTGAAGGCCCGCTCGACGCTGCAGGACGTCAATTGGAAGGGCGCGATCATCAAGTCCGGCGTGAAGCTCTGGCACGTCGGCACCGACACGGCGAAGGACCTCTTCTTCGGCCGCCTCAAGGTCACCCAGCCGGGCCCCGGCTATGTGCACTTCTCGCGCGAGCTGCCGGAGGTGTTCTACGACCAGATCACCGCCGAGGCGCGGGTGCTCCAGAAGACCGCGCAGGGCGAGCAGCATCGCTGGGTCGCGCTGCGCACGCGAAACGAGGTGCTGGATTGCACCGTTTACGCGATTTTCGCGGCACATATGCTCGATTTGCATCGATATACCGAGCGGATGTGGCAAAAACTCGAGGAATCGGTGCAGCCCGCCGTCGGCGACCTTTTCCTGCCGAAATACACCCCCGAGAGCAGCACGCGGTCCGCCGGCGAGAACGCCTCGCCGGCGGACGCGGCTGACGGTGAGTTGCCGCCCGACGACGACGTGCAGACGTCTGCACAGGAGCCAGCGCGGCAGCGTCGCGTCGCGCCGGCGCGCCGCAACAACTTCGTCAACCGGTGGCAGCAATGAGCAACGTGACGGAGCCTTCCGTGTTGCGCGCCGGCGATCCGTGGACGTGGCGACGCGATGACCTGGTCGACGCGTATCCGGCGAGCGCCTGGACGTTCCAGTACCGGTTCGGAAACGCGCTGCGCAGCTTCGACGTCGATGCCGCGGCCGATGGCGATGCCTTCGTCGTGGATTTGGACAGCGACGCCACGCAGGCCTTCGTCGCCGGCGGCTACGACTGGCAGATCCGCGCCACGCTGATCGCCGACTCGTCGCAGCGCTTCATCGTGGGCAGCGGCTACACCCGTGTCACACCGAATCTGTTCGCCGGCAGCGCGGGCGATCCCGCCGACGGCCGCAGCGACGCGCGCAAGAGTCTTGACGCCGTGAACGCGATGATCCAGGGCCGCGCGACGAGCGGCCAACAGGAATACACGATCGGCAACCGCCAGCTCAAGTTCATCCCGATCAGCGAGCTCCTGCAGCTGCGCGACCGCCTGGCGCAAGACGTCGCTGACGAGCAGCGCGCTGCCGCGATCGCGGCCGGCGCCGGCGACCCTTCCCTTTCCTACGTGAGGTTCAAGCGTGGCTGACTTCGTGAAGCCCGCGCGACCGGACGGCGACATGCGCGATCGCCCCGTAGCGTCCACGCGCCGCGCGCATTCGAATGGCTCGCGCGCGTACTACAACGCCAAGCACGGGCGCCTCACCAGCGGCTGGCTTGCGCCCACGAGCTCAGCGGACTCCGAGCTGCAGCAGGGCCTGGCACTGCTGCGCAACCGTTCTCGCGCGCTGGTGCGCGACTCGGGCTATGCGAAGCGCGCGAAGCTCGTGGTGATGAACAACGTTGTCGGCAGCGGCATCGGCATGCAGGCGCAGGTGCGCAATGCGCGCGGCGCGCTCATCGACAGCGTCAACGACGGCATCGAGACGGCATGGACGGATTGGTGCCGGCCGATCAACTGCCACACCGGCGGTCGGCTTGCCTTTCAGGATATCGAGCGCATGGCGATCGGTCAGGTATTCGAGGCCGGCGACATCGTCATCCGCCAGCACTACCAGCGCTTCGGCGACTCGCCGATCCCGCTGGGCCTCGAGATGATCGAATCCGAGCGCCTGGCGGACGACTACGCGATGCTCAACGGCACGCTGCTCGGCGAGCTTCGCATGGGGATCGAGGTCGACGAGTTCGGCCGTGCGCTGGCGGCCTGGGTGCACCGCTACCACCCCGGTGAGATGCGTTACCGGCCGACGACGCCGGACCAGTTGATCCGCGTGCCTGCCAGCGACTACTACCACCTCTTCCTGTGCGACCGCTGGCCGCAAACGCGCGGCGAGCCTTGGCTGCACACGGCCGCGCGGCGCCTCAACGACATGGACGGCTACAGCGAGGCCGAGATCGTCGCGACGCGCGCCGGTGCGCTTTACATGGGCTTCCTGGAGTCGCCGGATTCCGCCAACCCGCCGGATCTCAATCCCGAGGAGGTCGGCGACGAGCAGGAGTTCGATCTCGAGCCAGCGGCCGTCAAGCGCCTGCGCCCCGGCGAGAAGTTCAACTTCGCGGCGCCGAACCGGCCGAATCCGAACTTCGAGGCGTTCATGCGCGCGATGCTGCGCGAGGCCTCGGCGGGCGCAATGGTGACGTACGAGGGAATGTCCGGCGACCTGTCGCAGAGCAACTTCTCCTC